ATGTTATTCGAAATTTTAACTACTACTGTAATGGGTGGGATTGCTGTAAAAGCTTATCATGCAAAAAATGAATTAAGTGAGAACGACAGTGGAAAAATCCAACGCATTCTCTCTCTGTCTGGATTGAATGTCAAAGATGGAAAAGACACTTTAACTACACAACTTGTCCGCAAAAAGAAACATGAATGGGGATGGGAGTATAAATACCGCATACCTTTCGGCAGAAGCTTTGAGGATTATATAGTAAAACAAAAAAATATTGAGGACGGCCTCAATAACCGGAAGAAACAGCTTACTCTCCAAGATTTGAAATTAGATAAGAATATCCTTAAAAACATCCTCATGTTGAAACAAACTAAGCTTACTGAACAAAAAGAAGTTGAGATGTCTTTTGACGGTTTGCTCTGTATTCGTGTTTACGACAAGCCATTACCTAAACAAATTGAGTGGAACGAAAGCTACTTAAAAAAAGATACATGGTTAGTGCCTATTGGAAGTATGCGTAACAACGACATCATTAAACATGATTTCGATAAAGATAAACATTTAATAATTGCAGGAGCGACTGGATATGGAAAAAGCGCAATTTTAAAACTCATTGCTACAACTTTAATTGATCAACAGCCAGAACATGCCGAGTTATCGTTAATCGACTTAAAGGGCGGTTCTGCTTTTCATCGGTTTAGGGGTTGTAAGCAAATCAAATACTACTCGCGGGATCCGCAAGAAGCTGAAGAAGTTTTAAAGAACGTTCAATTAGATATGAATGAATCATTTGAAACGGTAGTAAACAACGGGTTTGAAGATGTGAAAGAAGCCAATATTAAAAAACGTCATTTCATCATTATTGATGAAGCTGCAGATTTAGCTGACTATGGGAAAGCAATGGATATTATCACAGATATTGCCCGCCGAGGAAGATCTGCTGGCTATTATCTTATTTTTTGTACCCAATATCCAACTACACAAGTCATACCCTCTCAGACAAAAAGAAATATTATCGCCCGTTTGTGTTATGTGGTAGATACAGATATAGCTTCCCGTGTAGTTTTAGATGAGAGTGGTGCGGATAAGTTGCCTGATATTCCAGGTAGGGGGATTTATAAAAATAACGTGAAGCGTTACGTTGTGCAGTCCCCTTACATCTCGAATTCAACCATTCAGCAACGTATTGCCCCATATATTCAAGAGGAAGAGGAGGTTCCTAGTGCTATTGAAAAGTCATCTAAACGACCGCCAAGAGCAAATCCTATTACTTTTGAGCAAATTTGATTATATGACTAGAGACCAGCTGCGCGTTTACTTTGGTCTGCGATCCATACGTAATGCAAATCGTGTTTTTAAGGAATTATCCGATTACCTATCTGTTATTCGAGATGGCTATCAATCCATTTATTATCTCAATAAAGCTGGCCGTGAGTACGTTGGTTGTGCAAAAGTACGTAAAAAAACTGGTAATGTTGAGCATACAGTCATGCGAAACGAATTATTTCTCTTTAATCAATGTCCGTCTGATTGGGTAAATGAAATTAAAGTATCCGATGGTGTAACAACAGTAGTGGCAGATGCCATGTATACACACTTACATACGAAACATTTTGTTGAGATTGATAACCTACAAACCATGCGTGAGAATCGCTTAAAAATAGAACGATACAAAGCTTTGGGGATAGCATTAGAACAGCAATTAGGTCACTCTCCTGCTCTGGTCTGGCTTACCACTACCGAGTTAAGAAGGATGCAATTGAAAGAAGCATGTGAGGGATTACCGTTCGTTGTGAAGGTATTTATATACGAAGAAATTAGATAAAGGAGAGATGAAATGTTTTTTAAGAAGAACAAAGTGGAAGTCGTGCCGGAAAGTGAATGGACTGATTTTGGGAGCCAACACGCTACTCGTAAGGATTTAGCCATTGCTGCATGTGTGCCTGCTGTAGCGAGTTTGGGAATGGTTGCATGGAATAGTTTAACTAAAGTCTCAACGCCTGTTGAAGTAGCTACTGTATCAGGTCCTGCTATGCCACAAGGAACACCAGATACTTTTACAACGATACCAACAGGCGCTGTTACAGACCATATAGCAGGCACTTCATTAGATGTGCTTACAACAATCATGAATCCCATTATTGATATCCTAGTCGCTCTAGCATTGCCTCTAGCTAGTCTAATGATGGTTGGGGCCTGTTTCTTCATCATACTCGGACAAAAGGAGAAAGCATACTCAATCATGTTTAATAGTGCCATTGGTTATGTATTGATTCAGATGTCACCAATGCTTCTAAACATCTTGAAGACTGCAGGTACAGCAGTTCAACCACAATAAAACCCCTCTCTTTTTTTGAGGGGTGGTTCTTCCACAATTACTTGTGATACACCTTTTTATTAACATTAGCTGTTGTGTTATATTCCATATTTAGCAGGCGCTTTATTTCTTCATTGGTCCAGTTTCTAAGTGCGATATTAGAATAACGCAGAATCTTCGTCGCACCTCTATAAAGGACTTCATACACGGTTATAAATTCATCTTCCCTTACCTCATTTTCAACACGTATACCCATAGCGCCTAGTTGTCTTTTGACATTCAATTTTTCTTGTTTAGTTTCTTTTATTTTAATTTCAAACCACATATCAAAAGCTCCAAATGATTTAAAACTATCTAATAGCTTACGATCTCTTTCAAGTGTTCGTATTGCTAAATCTAAAATGATTTGCTTATGAACTAACTCGCCTTGTTCACTATTCATATGACATTTCGCTCTTTTCTAATTACAGGAAACACCGCAAGAACATTATCTGTAATAAAAGTACGCTTCGCATGCTTAGTGAAGCAAAAAGCCTGGAATCTGTCACCAACAATTTTGATTAGCTTTATTCGTCGCTTTGTAATCTCTCCTTCTTGAGAAATATACATTAAATCAACCAATTGATTATGCTGCATTGCTTTTATTAGCTGCTCTTTCATCTTGTCTCCCCCTCAAATAAGAACGTTTGTTTGTTTAATTATAAAGAACATTTGTTCTTTTTTCAAGTAATAAAAAAGACCAGAAGTTTGATGTACTTCGGTCAAATAGATTTCTTATACAATTTCTAATAATTCTCTCGAATCACTATCTATAAGTTTATTATTATAGTTTTTAAATTGCTCAATCATATTATCTAAAACGCGTTCATCTAAACACCCTTGGACTTCGTGGGATTGTTTTCTTTGTTTATAAACGCATTTCAGATCAACCATGGATGTCTTGTTTAATCCTGAACCGTTACCTCTTTTCAGTAAAAAATACCTCGAGGGTTCCATTGCTCTTTTCTGAATTTGAGAAGTAATTGGGAAAAAGTAGTAAAAATCATCATTCATATCTATGTCAACGGGTATTACAACTGGATGACCGTTTAATCTAGTATCTAACATACTAGAATCTTTAAAAATCAAATTTTGCTTTGTAAAAAGATCCCCTCTGAAATAATTCATCTTAATAGACCACCAATCCATTAACTTCATCTTTTTCGACTGCATAACTTCTATCTTTTTTATCATTTCCGTAAGCAACTAATTGATCTATATCTTCTTGTGTTAAGTTAACGTAACGTTTGTCATAAGAAAAAACATTTCCATTAATGTTTTCAAAAACTGTATTTTCAATTTCTTCTTCATCAATTATTTCATATAGATCTTTGAGTGAAGAATAATAACTCATAATTTTAGTATCTGTAATTATTGGATTTGATCGTTCAACAACTTTATCTTCTAATTCTTTCCACGGTTCTTCTCGATGTGTAAGGTCAATAAGACTATCAGTTGTTTGATGCCCATAAAGGTAGTTAACAATTTTAAGAATTCCCTCTATGTCCTCGGTAATATTTATATTACTGCTAGATTGCTCCAGTTGATCATATTTGTAACGATATGCAACATATGCATCTCTAACAACAGGGCCATTTTCCCAAGCCTCAAAACTTTCACTGAATAGTGGTTTATTGTGTACTGCAAAGTACATCGCTTTTGCGTAATATAATAATTTTTGTAGTTTTATATTACCTTTACGGGTCGCTGTTGAAACTTGAGAGTTATGGGTCATAAACCATTTACTTATCTCTATTGCGGTTGTCAAATCACTCACCCTTTCTCCTCTTTTACGAAGTTCCCTAAACACATAATACACATTTTATGCCGGGTTGTAACTATTTATTTCCTTTTAATGATGAAACTAGTCATTTATTTATTATTCTTTATAATTCTTTTATTAATATAGAGAGGATCAATGACTTTCTCTTAAAATAAAAAAGCCCCATCCTCCAAATGGAAGACGGGGCAGTAAAATTACTTCTTATTTAGGGTATATGCTTTTACATACTCACGATTTGCAGTTACATAGCCACCGCAAGTAATAAATCTTGGTGTACCATTCTTTGAATGAGCAATGTCAATAATATCTAGTTTGGTGCCTTTCTTATGGCGTTTCAATTCTTTCTTAAACTCTTTATCTTCATATATGCCAACATCCGTTAGAGAAACTAATCTATCATATTTCTTGTTGTAATAACCTTGGTTAACTGGCTTTGAAACGCCTTCAACTTTGTTTTGTGTATATCCTAAATGCCCCGCTATAACTTTGGCGATAGCTTGGCATAAGGCTTCAAAATTTTTACGGTATGCCGCCGCGTCTTTTTCCGAAGTTACAAAGCATACTTCTAAAAGGATTGCTGGCTTGCTTGTATTTCGTAAAAAATACAGTTCTTTGCGCTCTTTTGGTCCACGATCAACGATGCCAAGAGCTGTTGCCATGGCCGCACTCATTTTAGCTGATAAGGTTAAAGCATCATAGTATAAGCATTCTGTGCCTGTTGCGGCAGGTGTCGCGCTGTTAAAGTGAACGCTAACATCTAGTTCTCTTGTCTTTCCATTGTGGAAGGAAACTATATTTGATAAATTTTGATTCTGCGTTGTAGCTGTTGTTTCGTGATACTTAAAACCAACTCCGTTATATTCCTTCGTTAAAATATCGTATACACGATTAACAACCTTTTTGGCTTCTTCATGCTCGTTCAAAATACCAATTGCTCCCGCTACTTTATCGCCGTGTCCGCTACTGATTACAAATTGTTTTACCATAGATCATTTATCCCCTTTCATAACTGCTAATGCTTTTTGGATTGGTTCAGGTACGTTGATACCTAATTTGATGCTGTTTTCTCCTAGGCTTGTAATCTCGTTCAGAATGAATAGAATAACTACCCCATCTGGAATAACTTCGGACAGGTTAAATCCCTCTTGTCCTAAAACCATATATAAAAGGTTGGCTACCACAATCCAAACCCACATAACGCCCTTTTTTATAATTCCTTGATAACCACGTTTACTAGATAATTGCCCCCAATTGGCAGCCATTCCGGTAATATAGTCGAATACGTTTAGTAACAATAAAGTTGTAAGTAACACGCTCCACCCTCCTAAAAAGTAGGAAGTAACACCACCAACAATTGAAAGAACTGTTTTTAGAATTTGTTCCATTTCTTTTCCTCATTTCCCCAAAATAAAAGATCCGTAAAAAGGCTCAATTTTCGTATAATAATAGCCCTCCACTATTGTGGAGGGCTTACTCTACTTCATATTCGCTTGAATATAAATCGAAAAGTCGTCACGTCTAATCAAAGTTCCTATGTTTGCTTCTCCCTCATCTTTCAGCTTTTCTGCTGATTGATAAGTTAAATCAGCTTCACTTTTGGTGCAAAATTGAATTAAAAGTGAGTTTCCTTTCACTTTCTTCAACCGTTTAGATAGTTCTAATTTATTCATAAAAAACGCCCCTTATTTACCTAAATTCGACAAATCGAAGAATTAACCTTTAATATTTTTTTGTTAATTTAGATAAAACCTACATATCCTCTATGTGGGTTGGAGGAAGTATTAAAAAACAATTCAACAGAATGTGTTTTAATTAATTAAAATAACCAAATTTTCAATAATTACCTCTACTTTTCTCACTTGTGAAATATAAAATTCATCACCTTTTGAAACCTTTATACATATAAATTCTCTACTATTTCTATAAGCATCTATAAACCATTCTATTGCTGCATCCTTAAAATAAAAATCCAATTCAAGGTCAGTTAAATTGCTTTTTACTTTTTCTTCAACTATTCCTTTAGATTGAAATTCAAAAGAATTATTTTTTGTAAAGATTTTTATTTTATCAAATTCCCTTAACACGGCTCACTCCCTCTCTATACTGATAAAATTCAAAAGAAATGGATATTACCCTTTAACAATTATCCCCTTTTTCATCAAAAATAACGCTTGACTGCGTTTATGTCGTATCATCTTCCTCTAATGTCTTAAACATGGAATTAGCCCCTTCTGACATTTTATCTTTCGGCAATAAAAATACCCTCCACAATGATTGTGGAAGGTATTGAAACAGCAATCTCCTATTGAACTTGCTGTTTTATTAACATAACCTTTTTATCCGAGTCTGTAATAAAAATAGTTTTATAATTTTCCATGTCACTGGTTTCATCGCCTTTTGATATTAGCAAACTTGTAATAATATAGTGATTCATATGCAATTTTATGAAATGTTTATATGCTTCATCTCGTTTACTAAAGTTAATTTCAATTGAATTTTCTCTAACGCCAAAATTACCTTGAGTCTTAAATATACGTTTTTCACCTTGAGCAAGAATATCTATCTTATCAAATTCTTTTAACGTATCATCCATATCATCCACTCCCATCTATCTACTTAATTCGACAAAAAAGGAGTAAGTACCTTTATTATATACATGGTTGTTTTTGGCAATAAAAATAACGCTAGTCGTTTGACAGCGTTTATGTCGTATCATATTCCTGATATTCGTTAAATAGGTCTTTCAGTTGGATAAGCATCGCCAGTAATTTCTGTGTACTGAGTTTCTGAAATTTTACCCATACTTACCGCATCCCACACTTGTCCTTTATTCCAGTATTTTGGGTAAAATGAATTAATCGTTTTAAACCAGTCCATTATAATACCCCCTTAACCATTAATTGATAGGTTAGATCAGCGACTTGTGATTCTAGTGATTCTACTTGTGTAGGTGGGATATCCTCTAAAATTGCTTGGTTTGGCGTTACAGATACGTCTACTCCGATACCATCAGTTAATTTGATTTGTTTCCCTTCTGGGATTTCAATTTCCAAGAACGGCACTCCAATTGGAATATGGTAGCTACCTGTTATTTGTTGCAAAATATATCCCACTGAATCGTGAATAACTAATGTTTTTGTCAATTTAATTCACTCCTTTTATTCATAAGCCCACCAATTATAATTAAGGCCATAATTGGTTGCTTGCAAAGTAAAACCGTTACTATTAACAGTGAAGGGAATAGCAGCTGCATAAATCCCTTCCCTTCTAATTCCGTACGGGCTGCCTCCTTGTGAAACACCAGTGGAGAATATAGTATTGTCGCTAGCTTGAATTATCACAGCCATAGTTGGCTTAAACGCTAATCCAGAAATGGAAACAACGCCATTTGAACTATTGGATATAGCTGTTCCGTTTGCGAATCTTTTTCCAACTGGCACTGTACCGCCACTATAATAACCTGCTGGAACAGATGCACCTAAACTTAAATTAAATGCTCCTCTATTTGGCATAGTTCCAACGATATCTCCTGCATCCGTAGTAGCTGTTTTGCCAGAGAGAAGGTCGGATGCAATTGCGTTACCAGAACCACCCTCACCCTGTAGTATAAAATTTCCTGTTGAAGCATTATAACGAAGTGAGTAAATACCCCCTACTTTAAGGCTAGTTACATCATTTCCATTAGCCTTCTTAATTGCTTTTGCACCCAATCCATTAACATTGATTGTTGATGGTCCAGTGCTATCGGCATTAACGGTTAAAATTAACCCCATTTTATCTACATAACTTGTAGGTGCAGGATTTAAAGTTACCGCATAAGTATTACCGCTATTAGTTGTTGTTCCTGTTCCTGGATGCTGAACATAATCCGCCTGATGCGTAGTAAAAGCCTCATCGATTTGTTTCACAGTTTTGGTATTTCCACTCCCTGCTAGAGCGTCTACTTTAGCCTGAGCACCAGTTGTAGTTTCTTTACTGTTCCAGGTGCTTTTTTCTGTGTCTGTAACAAACCTATGAGTATCATCCTCTGTGATCATTGTTGCTGGATGTGTGGATGGATGTACATACTTGTTTGCTCCAGTAGCGATTCCAGCCAGTTTATCTTTCTCGTCGGTTGTATAGTCATTAGTCGAAAGACCTTTTCCTGCAACCTTATCTACTTTGCCATCAAGATCTGTCTTTTTGGCCAATTGACTTGTGTCCACACTTACCACTATATTGCCTTTTTCATCTGGTTTGTTGCCGTTTATGGTTTTTACTTCACCGGCTTTTTCCTGTAGTTCCTGTATTACTTCATAATCTGAATGAAATTTATAATCAAAATGTCCAGCTGCGGGATATTCACCATTACCAAATCCTTGCTCTTTCTTTTCTTCTGAAGGTTCGATACCTACAGCGCTCCATTTTAACGGTTTTTTTGTAAATGCCACATTATCCCTCCTATATCGGCAATATTGCGTCTGTTGTAGGAATCAAAATAAGACTCAAAGTACCCTTATCGAATCCAAACTCACCGAATTCTGGTTTGTCATATGTTTTTGAAAATCTAAATGTTCCAGTGAAGTTAGCTGAGGCTACCCGAACTTCTCCTGGTGTCACTTGTTCAATTAATTGAATTAATTGATTAGTCGTTAACTGAGCATCGGTTACGACTTTTAATGGAATCTTTTCCACTACTAAGGCTAGTGGTTCAGACCCTCCTTTTTCAATAACTGATTTAAATTGCAAATCAATTGGCGAACAATTCAACGTGTTGGCCATTGAATCGATAAGAGCGTTCCAGGTTCCATCCGATTTACTTCTGATTCTTTTCGATTTAATCATCATGCGATATTGGGCATCATTTGCAAGGCCTCTAGGTTGGTTTGTATCGGCTCCTATTAAGTCCAGTTCTTTCCCTTCGGCTTTATCTACATCCACCCATTCTCGCATCGTCTGTAGCGTTTCGTGCACGTCCTCATATTGTTGGTTGAATACATATATAATCTTTCCAATAATAGATGTAGGATTGTTGCTCAAGGCATCAGTTAACATGTTGAGTGTGTCTTTAAGCATTGATAACCACCTCAATGTCATCTAAACTGAGTTCGGCCACTTGCATTTGAGAAATAATAATATTTTCTGTATTCAAGGTTTCTTCACTTAATCCAATTTGAATCGTTATATCCTCTATACCAGCTACTTTATAAGCGGCACTGTATAGTCGAGCTAATATGACGTTTGATCCCATGGATAGCCCTTGTTGTTCTTCTTCCGTTGAATCAATGCCTCCAATGACTGTGATTAAAGCATCCTTTAATTGCTCAATGCCATCTGCTTCAAATTCTGCATTTGTTTGCACTTCTAATTTCGCGAATACTGGCACAACTGAAGCAAAATCAAATCGTATATCGTGCGTATTTAGTGAGTTATCTGTAATCAGAACCGATTGTTCACCCACTGTTTGAGTAGTGGCAGATATGCTATCAAATAATGCTTGTGCAACTGACTCTTTGGTACCACCCAAAACATAAGGATGTACTGACTTAGGAGGATTTCCATCGCTATCTACTTCCATTGATTTGTTGTAAATAACGTTAGCCGACCTTACGCCAGGAACATTTCTTAAAGCCAATTCAATTGCAGATGCAGTACCTTTGCCATTGGACTCGTTTGCTTTTAGAAGACGATTTCGATAAGAAGTAAGGGATTCCATATCACTCCCACCAGTTGCTGCTACAGGATTAGTCACTGAGTAAATCTCTTCTACAGGATTTACGATATTTGTAATGGTATTTGCTGATACCTTGGTGAAACTTCCTGTATCTACGCTTATCGCTTGTCCAGTACCATTTCCTAATTCGTCTAGTATTACATCATCAAGTAAGGAAAATTGAATATCCCCTTCTGTTGAATAGGTTTCTTCAGCTTGTATAATGTAGCCTGGCGATCCAGTGAAGTGTAAAGGGACATAAGAATTTGTAGCTGGATTTCTTGGGATGTTTTTATCACCGCCATGATAATCCAAGGATACGCCATCTGCTTTCTTGATAAAACGACTGTTGTAAACAGCTTCTACAACGTCCCAAAGCTTGGCATAAAAAAAAGCCATCACCCTCATGATGATGCCTAATGGCGTATATGATGATAATTTAATGTTTTCGCCAAATTGTTCTTTGAACTTTTCTTCCATTTCGTCTAATAAATCCGAATATGTCTTTCGAGAAAAACCATTCTTATTCAGAGCCACTTAAATCAACTCCCTCTAAGCTTATGTTCAGTCCATCTGTTTTAACAAGATCTAAGTCAATGGTAGCGGAACGGCCTTGTCGGGAGATCATTATATTTTCTGCTCCCTCTATGATGTTTTGATCCGTTAACACTTGCAAAGCTTCTAACACACTATCCGTAATTTCTTCATCTTGGACCAATTTATTTTCCATAAAAGAAGTGTCTAACCCGATATTTTCATCCAGCTCAAACTCTCCTTTACGTATGCTCAAAAGCATCATTGCTCCTTGGGCAATTTCTTCATCCCCTTCGACCATTTCAAGGTTTCCGGCTTCATCAAAAACAAAGTCACCATTTACTACTTTTAAAGTTTTCATCCATCAAACACCCCTACAACAATGGCATCATTACTACTCATCAAATCGTAAGAATCGGGATCTATAAATTTAACGCCATCTAAATTATCCATATTACGTTGAATAACATTATAGAAAACAAGTGGAAATTGACCACTTTCACAATCACTTTGGCAATGTCGCATCACCGGGCAATCTTCAATAGGTGATTGTTTATATATATTGTCATCTTTATCAGCTGTTAAGAAGAGAGGTTGAATATCTGCACGTTTAGTGTCCGGATTATATTTAATTAATTTCGCTGGTGCTGCAGTGGCTACCGATAATAAAGTTTCCCTCTGCAACTCTACAAAAAAACGTGAAACTTCGCTCATTATTCAATCACCTCTACTTCCGTAACAAAGTCCGTCCCGTCATAAACATGTTGGCCCTTTCTCGCTCGATACTTACCATTAGCCGTTTTACTTTCAATCTTTATGATTGATGCGGTGGTAATTCGATGTTGCAGTAAACAACGGACGCTATAGCCTTTAAAATCATCATCCTCATATTGTTGAGGTGATTCAATAAGACCTGTGGAAGAGCTCAATGTAAACCTTTCGTCATTGCCTATTTCAATGCTACGAATCACCATCTTCCCCCGACGCCAGTACATAACTGCATCACAATCTTTTACAACTGCATTCAGTTTGTTTTCTATTTTGCCTGTCACTTTGTAGCCTTTTTTGTATACTTTATCTCTTGGTAGATTAAACTCAGCAAATTTAATGCCTAGAATGCCAGATAACCTTTTGATAATAGTAGATGCTTTAGTTCCTTTGGCAAAAGTAATATTCAATGTCTGTTTGCGCCATTTAGCTACCTTCACAGTTTTAAAGTTAGTGGTCCTCGTATACTTACGACCATTTGTACCTACATGTGTTGTTTTAATTGGTTTCTTTAATTTCACACGTTTATTCACAAAATACTTTTTAGCTGCATCGGCAGTTTTGTGATCAACTTTAACTCCGCTGTAGTCTTTACCTTCTTTAAATTTGACCGTGGTAATTTTGTCTACACCTTCATATTTCGTTGTAACTGAAGTGATTTTCCCTTCTACAAGCAATCCATAATCATCTTTATAGCCAGCGCTTAAAGACACGTTATAGCCCTTTTTTATTTTGTTTATTGTATCCTTGGTTAGATTATAAATTTGAAGGTTGCTTATATTTGGTTTGCTATCATCATCAAAAGGAACAGTAAATCTGATTTCAAGAACATCACCATTAAACTTTAAATGGCCTTTAGGTGTTTCAATAGTTACCTTTGTAATTCTCCGAAACAATTGATTAGTCATCCCACTCACCTAAATTATCATCATCTTCTATTACATCATCCAATTCATCATCAGATAAATCATCGATTGTTAAGAAGACGGTTTTATAAAAATTCTCTTTCGAAACATCTGTAGCAATGCCTGATTCATCAAAAGGCACTATGGAAGGTGCGGGTAGTCTTTCATCAACTATCGATTCAAATAACGGCCTATTTAATACCACTTTCTCACCAAGCACAATAATAGAACCTTCATCATCCCATAAATCTACGGTGTAAAAATCGAATGTCTCGTTATAGTTAATCCCCATCGTGTACGTGTCTTGTTCTAGATCTATCTCAAACTGTACGGGTATTTCAGAAACATCTAAGTCAATATAGCTTCTTTTCATTGATTCACCACCAAAAAGAGTACCCGATAAGGTACTCTTGATTATTTAACACGCATTCGCCCTCCTGCTGGGATAGAACGATCCGGCCATTTATTTAACTTTCGTAATGCAGCTATTGTGGTACCGTACTTTTTAGCGATGATAGAATAATTTTCACCTGGCTTGACTGTGTGATATTTTTTTAAAGCCTTACCAGACCCTGTTTTGCCTTTGTTTGATTTCACCGTTTTCTTACCAGACGTTTTTTTCTTCGTTTTCTTTTTAATATACGGTGTTTTAGTAATTCGTACCTTTTGCAGTTCCATAGTAAATTCAAAGCCATTGCCAACACTGGATGTATAAGTTCCTGAAAAGCTTGTAATTAATACATCTTTCGCATTTAAACGTCCGACATACTTAATAGCTTTCCCGTCATTCATGAGATTCTTTAAGTGCTTTCGTTTGTCGTTGGAATTTTTCAGCTTTCCTTTATCGAGGATTTTCCCACTAATTGAAAATGTATCAGGATTCCTTTGAACACTATCATTCAAAGGCAATCCATCTTCAACAGGATAGGCGGTAACGTTAACGGACGAGTTAAACGTTTCTTGCATACTATCAATATGATAATTGTGTATTTTCGCCATTAATACGCCACCCCGCTATCGAATAGTCCACTTATATCTTTGAAAGTCTCCTCTTGCCACTTTTCAAACAATTTTCTAAGTTGTTCCACAGACATTCCTACATTGTCTGCACTACCGCCTTCGATTTTAAATGTATTATTGAATGTAATGTTAATGGGTTGTCCATTACCTTTTAATAACTCATTCGTCTTGCGGTTATTGTTAACATGAGAACCGAATGGAAGATCAACAAGCTCAGGACCTTCTTCACCTACAAGAACCTGTCCGAAATTATTTTTCCAGCCGCCTTTTGCGAATCGTTTCTTAGAGCCGCCACCCATACCACTGATATGGACATGATTCATATGGCCAGTTGCCCAACCAGGCTTACTACCGTCACCGTATTTCCGTCCAAACACCGTATTATCACCAATCGTGTAAGAAACGCCTGGCAATCGAGAAGCCCATCTAGCGACTTCCTTGTAACCACCGTTTGAACCGAATCCACTTAAATCGATAGCATTATGCCTACCGTGGTCAAATGTATCCCCCGGTCTATGTCCACTAGTGATAATTAAACCTTTACCAAGTGGTGAGCTCATGATTGCTTTAGCAACGTTAAATAAAGAGTCGTATACGCCGTACTTATTACTAACGGGCCCGCCTCCGACTCCGCCACCGATGAAAGGTATTTTTTCCGTTACATAAGAGATAGCCGCATCTTTCATCTTTGACAACGCTGCTGTACCTACGCCTAAAATATCGCTTTTTAGACTGTGTTCTTTAATGTAGTTACCGATTGCTTCACTAGGATTCGTTATAAAATCTAAAGCCTTACTACCAAACTCAACGGCTTTTGAAGCAACGTTTTTCACTTTGTTTCCAATGCCTTTTGCATAACCAGGCATAGAACCTTTTAAGCCACCAGACATCATCTGTGAAGTTTGAGATGCCGTTAAAACTCTTGTGCCACGGGGTAAGTCTACGATTTCAGCACCTTTTGAACCGACTAATCGAGCATCCCCATATGGAGTATAAGCTAACTCTGGGCCTTCTTCTCCAACAACAGATGGTCCACCAGGATGATAGTTAGTTCCTCTAGCATTTGACGCTATACTGTTGCCTTGATTATTGATAACCTTAGCCTTTGCTGAAGTAGTATAGTTCGTGTTGTTTGTTGAAAAAGTTGGAATACTAGCATCAGAACCAAGAGCTTTTAATCCCTTGTTAAGGAAACCCGCAATCCCATTCCACATGCCCGCTATTCCTTGCTTGAACTTATCCCACTTCGTCAATACTTGGCCCGTTTCCCAATCCACTTCTTTTATGTGTTCTTCAGCTTGCTTTTTAGCTTCATTAACAACTTTTTTGTGCATGTCACTAGCATGTTCAACTGCTTTATCACGAGTTTCTTTTGCTTTCTTAACAATGTCATCATGTTGCTTTTTCGTAATTGATTTATTGTCATAGTACTCCGCATCAGCTGCCGCTACTACATCTTTATATTTCTTGTTAGCTTCTTTTACTGCACCATCTTTAGCCTTTTTGGACTGCCTTACAATGTCAGAAGCTTGTTTAGCACTAATACGACCACTATCGTTTTTCAAGGTGGTCATAATAGTTCGCTGTTCTTTGGCAGATTTAGATAGTGTTTTAACAGCATAAGAACGCATCTTTTCTTGTTCTTGGTTAATTTCTTGGCGTTCTTCTTCAGTAATCTGTCTTTTTTCTTTTGCAGCCCTTTTAAGGATACGATTGATTCTACTCTGTGATTTACGAACAAGATCCTCACGAGCTTTATGGTTGGTATCCATATTCTTTAAAATCAACTTTTGTTCTTTTTCGGATAGACCAGACTCCTTCATGAAACTACTTAATGTTTTTGTCGTCTTACCGAACTTAGTCTCCATTGATTTTTCTATCGTGTTGGCCATCTTCCCGTAAGTATCAATCAAGGAGTCGGCTGTTTTAGTAGATAACTTTTGTCCACGATAATATAAAAGATTTAACTGCTCAGATGCCTTGGTATTAAGCTTTTCATATGCTTTTATAGCACTTGTTGTTCCTTTAGAAACCCCTTCAAAGTTCATTCCGTCTTTTAACGACTTTTTAACTTTAGGTAGATTCTTTTCAAGAGACTTCTGTGCACTTGCACCAAACTTTTCACCAAATATGGACCCGGCAATACCGCCAACGACTCCACCAATAGCTGTTCCTACTCCTGGAATAACAGAACCAAGCGCCGCTCCTGCAACTGCTCCGGCTGCACCCCCAGCTAATGAACCACCATTTGAACCCAGATTTTCTTTGCCTCCGGCAACTAATAATCCAGCTCCTAGTAAGGTTCCAATAATCGGCACTTTTTTACCGATAGAACTACCAGTTTTAAGTAGACCACCTTTACCGACTTTTCCGAGACCATTCTTCCCTACTTTCCCAAGGAAGGTAGCACCTTTACCGTTCTTTGTACTGCCCGTAAGGACGGTTCCACCTGTCCCTCGCGCTTTAGCATTTGCTAATTGAGCGCTTGTATTGCGTCGTAAGGCTGCTGTTTCAATATCGATTGATTTGGCGCTTGTAGCATATTTGCCTGAACTACCCCTTAACCACTGCATTAATTTTGCACCAGCTGATAGCATTTTTCCGTAGCCTGATATTACACCACCTACCGCTAAGCTGATAATGCCTAATCCTGCAGCTGCTCCTGTTGCTCCAACTGCTATTAATCCCCACTTAGCAATTGATTCTTTAGTTCCCTTGTTTAGGTTGTTGAACCAATCGGATAAATCCTCAACTTTTTCCGCTGCATAGTTAAAGGTTGGGATTAAGGCTGTCCCTAAATCAGTTGCTAATGTTTCAATGGATCCACTCGCATATTCAATGGAGCCTTTAAGGGTATCCATTTTCTTTTTAGCTACGTCTGCAGCAGTAACACCTTGCATTGCTCCGTTCATGTCCTCAAAGCCTTTTTTACCGGCTTTAGAAGCAATCGTAGCTGCTCGGATAGCATCTGTGCCAAACATAGTCTTCAACGCGTTAATCTTTTGTTCTTCAGACAAACCTTTAAGCGAAGTTTGAAGCAATCCAAAGATTTGTTTCATATTTTTCGCTTTACCATGCTGAGTAAAGAAAGCTGAAGAAACTAATCCAGACTGTTTAACTAATTTGTCGTATTCTTTCCTAATCTTTGTTGACGATGCACCTTCGCCAGCCTGTACGACAGCTAATTGTTTTAGTCGGTTTACGACACCATCATAAGATATCTCAGTTGGTTTCAAACCACGTTTTACTAAATAGTTGTAACCATTTGTAATACTGATTTGTGCTAATCCCAACGCTTCCATTTGCTTTGCTGCCTCTTCTGTTTGAGGAGATAAGTTTAGCAACATGGTTTTAAGCGATGTACCTGCATCCGAACCTTTTAAACCGTTTTGCGCTAATACTGCAAGGGCAGTAGAAGTAGATTCAAACGATTGACTCACCATATTAGCAACAGCTGCTGATTGAGATAATGCAAATGACATTTCCCCAACATCAGTTGCTGATGCATTAGCTGCTCCAGCAAGTAAGTTGGCCGCTTTGGCGGAAGTAAGCGAGGTATCGTTAGTAAATGAGTTTAAAGCTGTAGACATCGTTTCTGCAGCCTTAGCCAAATCTAACTCTCCGGCAGTAGCAAGGTTAAGAGAATCTTTTAATCCTCCACTCAAGATATTTTGAGTGTCTACACCTGCTTTAATTAATTCTTGAAGGCCTTGCGCTGTCTCTACAGAGCTATATTTCGTGTCAGCCCCTAATTTCATTACAGTTTTCGATAACCGATTACCGTACTGTTCCCACTCATCAACAGACATCAAGGCTTCTGAATCTTTCATGCCTTGCTCAAAATCAGCTGCTTTTTTAAGAGAATAACCGACAGCCGCTCCACCAACTAGAGTTAATTTACCGAATGTACTTGTGATTTCTCTACCAAATTCATTGATACTTCTACCAGTGTCTTTATATTTATTGCTAAGCGTTTCCAACCTACCAGACGTTTGTGAAAGATTATTTGCATGGTTCTTTATTTTCCTGTCTTGTCTTTCTACACTACGTCCTACTTCTTCGTTAGAATCTGCTAACTTCTTATTTTTGGCCGAAACTCTTTCTGTTGCTTTTTCAGCTTCTCCGAGACTACGATTACCTTTTTCAACCTGATCTTTTAGTGATTCTGCAGCTTCTTTCGAATGCTTATATTGTTTACTTAAACCTTCTTGCTGCTTATCAACATCCTTGATTGCCTTGCCAGTTTTGTTTAAGGTATTTTCGTAGTGTCTTGCCTCGTTTGCAGTATCTTTCAAGTGCTTATCGACGTCTTTTAAGCTTCTATAATCGACGTCGACAGCTACTTTCATGGTGGTGTTTCGTAAAGTTTTAGACATCTACACCACCACTTCCTTTCAATGCTTCTTGTTTCATCTTTGCTAGATGATAAGCAAGGCCAATTTCATACGCTGTCATCACTTCTACTTCTTCTCTTGTTGCAATGCCCATAATAATCGGAAGATACATTCGATAATTCGATTCGATGTAATCCTTGTAGTAAGCATCTGTTTGAGTTTTACAGCAATGTTCCAAGAAAGCGATCAGCTGCGTTTAACACCTCACGATATCCTTCGTTTTCATCCCAGTAATCCCAGTTTGTTTGCGGTGAAGCAATAACTTCGTTCATCAGCTTATCATTGTAGATTGTCTCTACAATTCCGTTCGGTCCTTTTGATTCGTCTAGAATTTCCTGAACACGTCTAGTACCTGGGAATTGAAAAGTATATTTCACTCCAGAACCTTCGTGTGTATACTCCTCTTGTTTTAAAAATTTCGTTGTTTTTTCTTCTGTTTTAGCATTTGCCATGGTTATATTCCTCCAATTAATATGTTTTTGGGTAAATAAAAAGAGCGGATTGCTCCACTCCTAAGCATTAATAGTTTGTAACTTCAAAATCGCCAACTTTAATCGTATAAGTACGTGCTTCAACACCATCAGAATAAGTGGCATCTGCAATTTTAGTCACAATGCCTTGTGTTCCGCCGCGACGCTCCTTGTTAACTGGATCATCAACATAGATAGGGAAAAACTTCTTGGCATTTGAATATCCGTTCAAGATTTTATTGAATGCAGAAGTCTGATTTAAAGTTAATGTGATAGTGCCAAGTTTTGAGTTATTTAAAGACCAAGAAGTTTCTCCTTGGGCATTAGATTCGGCATTTACACGATCTTCATCAAAGTTTGCAGTAACGAAGGTGCCTTTTTTATATCCTGTAACGATTGCATTGTTGAGAGTGGTAGTGATTAAACTAGCATCATAGATAGCTGGTTCCATAGGATTAATTCCTCCTTGTTTTTAAGTAAAAGAAAAGCCATGTCCATTAGTTGCTGGACACGACTGAACCTTTTACATTGATTTTGTGTATTGCTCCTTGGGCACTGTAATCAAACGTTAGGCCGCTATAAACACGACGAAGAATGTCTGCCGGTTTACCTTCATCAAACGACTTTGTATAAACGTTGAAGTCATATTTATCTTCTTCGTTTACTTCGATGATGCCTTGTTGGCCAGCAGTAGTTAATGTACTTGTTGCAACTGCACCAATCAGGGATACACCATTTGAATTGGAAGGAACTTTATCGTTATTGGCTAACATCGATTGTAGATTGGTTTCCATATTAGCTTTAATCCAATCTCGACCATGATAGAAGTCGATGTATTCACCAGTTGCTACTAAACCTTCTGAGGTCTCTGGAATACCCGCTTTAAGCACATAAGCATTAGCACCTGCTTCATGAAGCTTGTCTAATGCATTTGGCGTAATCTCTATTGGCGTCACACCTTTAAGGTTTTTTCTAAATTTCCATGTGATAGAGCCGACCATTAAGTTGGCAGCATCCCCAATAACTGCTCCATCTAATCTTTCACCGACATTCGTGTGATAGTAAATAATCGTATGAGCATTATTTTTGAATGCTTTTACTTCTTCTAGATCACTTAATTGTACAACCGCAAATTTAAAATCATGTAACTCTACTTTATTAGATAGCACAAGTCTTTCTGGTGGTGTACCATCAGCTAATAAAGCAAAGTGCCATGACTTGTCAAAGTATTCATCTAACACTTCGGCCAAGGACTCGCCAAGGGCAGGAGTCTCACCCACATAGGTTGCTACACAAATCACATCAGGTTTATTTGTTTGCACATAAATCGACTCAGCCAATTTATAAGTAGCTGTTGTGATATCGTAATCTACCTTTAATTCATCTAATGATGTGTCTATGCTGTACTCTTTGTATCCAGCCTTGCTACCCGCTACAAGAATTAATGGTCTCCCAAGACCAATAACTGGTGCCGGATGCAACACATCAATGACTACATTAACGTCTTTTGCTGTCATTATTTAAAACCTCCAATATTATTAATTTCAATTTGATCAATCGGTGTAACTGCATCTGAATAAGGATCTTGCACACGCATTAATACGTCAAAACCTGCCGAACGTTCATATTCAATCGAGATAAAGTTATCTCTCCTATCAAAGTCCGTTACATCGACAATTACTACTTCTTTTTCTGCAAAAAGAGCCCTTCCTTCAGAAGATTTGAAGTAGGATTCACACTTTTTAGCCAAATTTAAAACGCTCAATGAACTTGTATCATGCCATGTTAGGGATACTGTAAGTTCGAATGGAGCGTTATCATCGTCATGCTGTATGGTGATTTTAGGACTCGTGATTGAAAATGTTGCAAATGGATAAGACGGTTGATCACCTGTGCTATTAGCTTCAATGCATGGGTAATTTGTTAATGTTCTAACTGCTTTAATTAGCGAACTCGTAATTACCTTATAATCAAAGTACTCAGCCAAATGCGCTCACCCACTTCAATTCATATTGTGAGAAGTCTGCAAAACCTTCATATCCAGTTTTGCTTTCAACTGAATACTTTTGATTATCATGGACCACTTCTGCCTTGCTAGGAATATCCATGTTAATGATGAGTTGTCGGCTTTGTTGAGTTAGTCGACCACCAGACTGATAAATTTCATTAGCTGAATATGGCAACATAATTCCCCTTGTATCAATTGGCTCTGAATCAGTTGGGGTTTTATTGCCATTCCATTCACCTGTATCTTCATCATAACCACTGTTGTTGCTTGTGTCGGTTCTAGAAACATTTATCTGAATGTCTGTTTCATATTCCTGCAGCATATCGCTAAACTCAAACATAGGAGCCATCATTTCTCACCACTTTCCATGTAACGCGTCTTTTCAATTCACCAGTATCAATTAATGGATTACTGGAACCTTTATTAGCGATAGTCAAAGAAGCATTTTTAGGAGATCTTAAATCGTTCATTTTCTTCTGAATATCACCAACGATTATAGCTCCTAGTCTTTCAAAAACTTCTCGCGCGGATATTTCTAATTCGCAAACTCTCTCAATCTGCCTTTCAAGAAAATCCATCCAGTAATCATTCTTTTCATCAAATGTCGATCGGATAAATGACCGTTCTGGAATGTTGACGGATTCTTTCAGGATAAACATAACCTCGATGCCGCCATTACCTTTAGCCACCGCCAAAACGTTCTTTCCTTTCGGTTTAAACAATTCATTTCCGAAGTCTGCAGGACGTTTTAAACCAGCTGCTTTCGTAGGGATAGCTAAATATTTCTTCTTGGCACGAATCTGCATACCGAATTCATGTACAGCTGCAAGCATTGCATAGAAAGAATCATCCGAACCAAAGATACCAATTTCAATAGCGTATTGATCTAATTCATCAAGCTCTCTTTGTAACCGGATTAAATTTTCATTATCATCAAATATTTGCATTAAATCACCGTCAAATTGATTTTTTTAGGGCTGTACAACTTCAATAAGCGTTGATACTCTTGCCCGTAAACCGTTGCTTCAAGGCCTTTACGATTATCAACACTACCTGATGTAAAGGTTCGCTTAATAGGTCCTACTGTCTCGGATTGTGATTGACGTACGTTAAAAGATCCATAATGAGCCGCCAGATAGCGAGTAAGTCTCTCTTTGTATTTGTCATCCACTTTTAATTCAGACACCTCTAACGAAGCGTCATCAATTAATAAAAGCACCTGTTCATCGGTTAATGATGATAGGTGCTTTGCTATTGCTTTTACATTTTCTACAGTTGTGAGTGGCATCATATCTTACCACCTTTCGGTTATTCACCTTTTAATTCAACAATGCGCTTTTCAATGGCATCTAGGACTGTTTTTCGGCCCTCGTCTTCTTTCATTGCTTCAAGTGTTTCAATGTCATACGTATCCTCGATTAACTCGATAGCTTCTTTTGCACTTGGTCTGTTTTTTGAGTAAACAAAAACGCCTTGTTCATCTAACTTAGCCATTAATGGATGTGCTAAGAATGATTCAAAGACGTTTTCTTCTACATTGTTGGTACCGATATTTAAAACTACCCCATTTGCTTCATATGAGTGATTTCCTTTATTTTGGACTAACATACTATCTCCTCCTTAAATACCGTCTACACGGCAAATAGCCATAGGATAACGAACGATTAAGCCTGTTGTACGTTCTTCAAAAGGTACTTTTGTTCGTGGGAAAGCGTACTCTTGTGGATGGCGCATGATATCCATTGGAATACCAAGCTCCACAACGTCTGCAGAAGAATCAAGGACCACAAAGCAGTCTGTTCCTGCTGTACCTTTTCCTTTTAGATCATTGACTGTTTCGATACGAGTAAAAGTATTTTCTGATTGCAAATATTGCAGTGCTGTTTGCTTTGTAAATTCGTTGTAGACTTTACGTTGCAATTGTTGTTTCGCATCTGGAGTTAATAGCAAAGTATCTGCTTCATGGCCATTAAGTTTATCAACTTTGCCTTTGGCAGTTAGAATATCATCTAGGATTTCTTCGCCAGTTTTATCTTTCCAAGTTGTTTTAGTTGATTCACCGGCAGTAGCTGCAAGCACTTGAATGCCTGTGATATCAGTTAAACCTTTGATATTGTATTTTGCATCACCTGAAAAAGCGATTTGGTTTTCTTTCTCTGCAATTGCTTTGCGGACCAATTCAGCTTTTGTTGTATCAATGGAAATACCAAGCATGTTTGCTTCTCGTACTTCTTGTATATTAACTCCAAATGCAGCTGCAATTGAGTAAATCTTCACTGTTTCTTGTTCAAGATCAGCGTCAACTAACGGAATATCAGAAGCATCTGGAGCCAGGATTTTAGCAGCACCTGAGCGAGTCAAGATGTCATAGGAATAAGTACGAGCACCTGCAGGTATATCTGTTTTCAAAGCAAAGATGGAGCGTGCTTTTAATTCGCTTTGTTTCGGTTCAAATACGCGTCTATCCAGCGCTTTTAAGTCACGTGGATTGATTAAAGAATCTGTTGTGTATTGCATATTGGTTGTTCCTCCTTATGGTAAGTTAATTTCAATTTCTACTAGTTGATCAGCATCTGCATTCATTTTAAAAACTGCATTTGCTACAGATACAGTGCCATCTGCCGTGAACTTTTGTGTTGTTGGGTCCACTTTTACAGGTTGACCATTAATGACTTCACCGCCAGCCATAACGAAAATACGGCCACGTTTTACTACTGCCACTGGATCTCCTACTTCATATTTTTGGTCATCTTTCTTTTCGATGTAATCGTGACCTTCCCTTGCTAAAGCAATACCAATAACTGCTCCACCAGCTTTGATAGGAGTAATTGCATCCCCTTTAGCGTTTAATTGAACTGCTGCTCCAAAACGAACGACTTCCTCTGCTGCATACGTATCTGCTTCGTATCCTTGATAGTTTGATAGTTGACCCGCTTTACCAGCGACCGGCATGTAATCAAAGTAATTTGTAATTGGCATTATTTTTCCTCCAATTCTATTTTTTTATTTTCAAATTTTTTATAAGCATCGAAATAAATTTCGTTCTTATTGCCGTTGAGTGTTAATTCGTAATACATTCCATCAGGAAGGTTAGTACTTAATAACGCTTTAGCATTTTGCAAAGTTTTGGAGTACCAAACCACATATACGTCTTCTTCAGTAAACGAAGCAAGTGCGCCCTCATCTGTTTTATCAATATGTGATCTAGCGTATTCATAAACTAGTTCTTTGCATTTAGGAATAAAATTACTAGGATTCATTTAAGCACTCCTATTTACGCATGTTTAGGCGTTTATTTTTTAAATCTTCTAGATCTTTATCAGTACCAGCACCACTATCACTAGTAAACAGAGATTGAGCACCAGTTGAGCTAAATCCATTTGCTTGTGCCTGTGCTGTTGTAGCATCAAAGAAAGCATTGATATAGTCATCTGATTTACTATCACCTTTGAATTCTGGATTGATAGATTGAATAACAGCTTCTTTAACTTCAAGTTCTGTTTTACCTTGGAAGTCGAATGAATCGCCAAGAAGAGGTTTTGCAGTAGCAATTAGTGCTACCCGTTGTTCAACCTTCTTGTCTAATTCATCAGCAGATAGTTGTTTTTCTTCTAACTTTTTGATTTCCGCATCTTTTACTTTGATTGTTGCTTCATGAGCATCTACTCGACCTTGGAGTGTATCAACTGTTTTTGATTTTAATTCAGCTGCATCTAGCTGTGCCTGTAATTTTTCAATGTGCGATTTAACAGCTGAGTCCACTTCGTACTCAACTGAATCAATTTTGTACTTTGCCATATTTGATTGGCCTCCTTTTTCATCTTCAATTTGCCATGCGTCTGAATCGTTCCGTATCCCTATGTCAGGACCAGCACGGCCCTTCTCCACGACTGCCACATGGTTGATTTCGATGTTTCTTTGCACCGCGTCAAAGCGTTGACCATTGTACTCCCCATCTTGATTTACGATGTCACTTAAAAAGCCGATAGAGACTTCACGCTTGCCGTTTTTAATCTTTTGGATTAAAGCACTGTCTGTGACAGTGAACGACACGTAAAGTTTGTCTCCATCGACTCTAGAATCTGTATGTGTTAGCCCTTTAGATAGATCTTTGTGGTTATTCACCGTGACTAATTCTTGTGGATGCTCATCCGTAACGGATTTTGTACGAGCGGACATCATTGTGTTATCAGACAATATGTCTTCTGGCAGCTTTGCTTCATACGTTGTGGCTCCATCGCTACGACGATACGGAAAAACACCAGTACGAGCAATCGGCACATCTTTAAATGTGAGATAGCCCTCTGGTGTTTCAAGATAATCTTTAATATAAGTACGGTCAAAGCGTTGTAGTTTCGTTGTTCTCACCACCTTTCATATTGGAATTTCATCTTAATGCCTTTTCTTATTCAAACACCGGATATGCTGTACACCTACATCTATACGGTTCCCCTGGCAATCCCTCAGCAGGAGGTTGTTTGTAACTAAACACCATGCCACCCAACGCTTCATGGCTCTTGCGTACCCTCTCATCATTAGATGTAACCCATTCAAACTTATCAACCCCCATGTTTTGATGTCGCTTTGCAACTAGTTGGCCATGAATAGTTCCTGATTGATCGATAGCTATAAATTGCGCTCTCGATTGGCTTACATGATACTGCTTCACAAGTTGCTCGCGTATATCTGCAATTGATTTGCCACTCTTCATACCTTCATAAACAATTGTTTCTATGCTGGCATGGTATTGCTCTGGAATAGATTTAATATATTTTACGTTCTGTCTGATACTTGAACGTACATAGTCTTCAATCCAATCCTCATAATCTAGTGGATTGATATTTGCTACCTGTGCCTGGTCATTCAAGTTTTTCTTTGTGAATCTATTTATACCTTCAACAAATTCTTCTGCAGCATCCTCAGCTTCATCATCATCAAACGTGTTGAATATCATTGCGCTTATTAACTGCAATAATCTTTGGACAGCATTTAGTTCATCCCCATCTGAACGGTATGATTGTATTTGAGGTGTAATTGATCTTTCAAACTCTTGCATTGTGATTTCATGCATTTTACGCACTAATAGGAGCAATTTACGTTGATAAGTGACTGCTACTGCATCAGGGAATCGAGTAGGGGGTATTCTACGCTTTGTCATTTTGATATCCCTCATAAACTGATTTCGCTATGCCTTCCCAATCAGCACTGTCTCCGCTGAGTTTCAGTTCGTCTGTTAAGCCGAACTGACCAAAACGTGCCTTACCAACATCATCAACACCCAATACACCATTTACAATATAGATTTGATCCGTTTCAGCTACTAACTTACGAATCTCGGCATCTGTTTTGCTATCGACCTGCCACAATGGGTTGAATTTAATTTCCCATTCAACTTTAAATGGATCAACATTAAATTCTTCAGAACGCATAATCAATCGGATAAGCTGCTCAAGAAGTGGCTTCATGATGTTCTCTTGATCTGCCGCAATACGAGAGTAATAGTTCATTACATCATATTGAGCGCCTGCTATGGTTCCGCTCTCCTGTCCTTTGAGGACTGTTTTCGGCATTCGTGCACTTGCAGACATAACATCCCAAACAAAGTCGATTAGCTGGTCTATGCCACTTACGTTTGTTGATTGTTTAGTTAGTTCTTCATCATCTGCAATCATAGCTAATGCTTCAGTTTTAAACATGAAGTCCATGAGTAAGGAGAGTTTTTGTTTTTCCTTTTCATCTAAATCATTGATGTCTTTTGATTTGTAAACTTTGAAAGTGTAGTCATAGAGAATTTGACCAACACTCCATAAGGTTGTATCGAATACCTTAAACACATCATTCATCGTTTCAATAAGCGATTGGCCTTGTTGCTCTCCTTCAATCCATCGTGTACGAGCATGAAGCAAACGTGATGTATGAACCTCTGCATTTCCTTGATGTTCACTCTGCATATTCTTAGATGAACGGTCAATAATGAGCGATTGAAGTTGCCCATAATCAAAGCTAAATACATCCTCATTAAGAATGAATTCACTCACTTTTAGCGAACTAAATGCATGAAGATAATCAACAGACTTAACGATCTCTGGCATTGGTTTAGCTAAATCAACCTTTGAACGTTGAGTGACACCCAATGAAATAAAGCCATCCCCTTGTATACGCTCTAGTTGAAAGAGCTGTTTGAATTGGTCCTTTGCTTTTAAATCAGCAAGCTTACTCATGATATTACGAGCAAGTTCATCATCTTTACAACGTAGAGAGAACCAGTTTCTAGTCATGTCCTCCGCTGGAATATCTACCACGTTTTGCACGATACGATTGCCAGCATACATATTACTCAAATCAATAGGAGCCATCCGATTATAAGCTCCTGGAATCAATCGAGAGACCTTATCATGATGAGTTCCACGACCAACACCCTCCATAAAGTCTGTAACATAACGTTCTAATGCATCTACTCTAGTTGATGCTGTTCCCATTCTAATCACCTACTTTCCTAGCAACCTTTGATAACGATCAATCGGTTTCCCTTTCGCTCTCATATCATCATTGAATGCATAACGCGTTGCGTCTATAGCATGGTTATCTTTATCCTCTAATCTCGGCTTAGGATTACCGTCTTTATCTGTCTGATAGTCGATGTTCTCAAACTCTCTTGCAATGTTTGGAGTACGAAGTGGATCAATACAAATAAAATCTAAATCATCTAACCATTGCTCACCGTATTCAACGCTGTCTGGACCTTTTTTCACGCCAGCAATACGTTTTATTCCATGCTCTTTTCGCAATTCTTCAATTGATTTTGGCTCAGCGCTATCTGCATAAATTCGCTCATCTGAATAACCTCGTCCTACTAGCCATTTCGCAAACTCTCTATTGCTGATTTTCTGTCCGTAAAGCTCATCAATTGCATAAATGCCGTTCTTTTTCTTGTCATAATGCCACCGAACGAAAGCTAATGGATCTGTAGCATAACCAAAGTCAACTGCATTGCGGATGTTGTCAAAGTTAGAAGCCATATCATCAGAGATGCATCCCTTTTCAATTTTCAAGTTATCAAACGGTACTACACCCGAGCCAATAGCTTCACCAAGATATTCCCATCTGTATTTCATAGGTTTATTTTTCTTAACGTTCTCAGCTTCCTCAATAAACTTTTTAGATAAATGGGGGTTACCTAGATAGATCGAGTGATGAACATATGTGTTATCATCCACAAATGCACTATCATATTTCTTATTAACCCATGATTGCTTTCGCTTAGGCGGGTTATAAGAATAATAAAAAGAGTAGTCAAAAGGGTACGCCTGCTTTCTATCAGCTTGCGAAAAAATCTTCCCTTCCAACTCCTCTCGTAAAATAGAGTTTTCAATTGTCGTTACATCATCTTCACTTTTAAATTCTGCCAACTCTTCAAACCAAACAATCGCTAATGGATAGTCGGCATCCTTTATTGATTTTATTTTCTCTGGATCGTCTGCACCTGCAAAGTAAATCTTATTGCCACGGCCAAGGTATGTTATTTCCAACTTAGAGTCAACAAATCTGAAATCATCGCGAACTCCCATAATATTAGCTGCTGCCTTGAAGTTGGCATATATGGATTTAAGGATAGTATTTTGCACTTTTCGAATGCCCAGTGCTGATACGGGATATTCCATAACATCTAACAATATTCGCATCGGTATATGAAATGATTTACCCGAACCACGACCACCTTTTAAAACATAGCGTAAATACTTTTTTGTTCTTGATTCTCGCCAAAAAGGTTTAAATTGTTCAGTTATAATGCTCGCTAAGCTAATTCGTTGTTCACTCATTACACATCATCCACAATCACAACTCTAGTTTTCGTTTCCGTTTCCACTTTATCTGTAAATAATTTATAACGTTTACCAAGTAATTCAGCAGCCCGAATTTTTTCGGCTACTGTAGGTGGTATTTGTTCCACTTCTTGTTCACCCATCCCTACACCCACAAGAGCTGTTCCCTTTTTCTCACCCCTTAATATGGCAGTTAGGGTTTCAAGCACCTCTTGTTGATCTGCTACACGTTCTGTTTGCAGTTGCTCCATGCGTTCCTCGATATAGCCAGAAACATTAGCATTTGTTAGCAGACGGCTTCCATTTGCCCTTGCAGTGGTTTCCTTAGTAACGTTTGGATAAGCCTTTAAATAAGCTTCTGTGGCATTTCCTAACTCAATGTAATAGTCAGCAAACGCCTGTTGTTTAATTGTTAATTTAACTGTGCCCAATGGCATCACCTCATTATGCTAGTTGCTTATTCTAATCAAATTAAAAAGCACCCCGAAGGATGCTCTATATATATTTTTTACATTCAGTCGTAAGTTCATTTAGTAAACAAATAAAATCATCGACATATTTTAGAACCATTTCAGGCTTAATATATTCTCCTTTAGACATAGTCCAAAAACCGCCATTTCTTTCTCTTTTAATTCCAGAGGTTAAATTTAACGGAGAATGATTATGCGTAAAGTCATTTCGAATTTTTTGAACATCTTTATACCTTTTATCATGAATTAAGTTATTTAAATACTGTGCCAAAATTTTATTTTTACTAGTCAATTTTTCAACTAATTGTGGTCTAAATTTTATTCCTTCCTGTACTTCTAACTCATATTTAATATTAATGATATGGTATAAGTTATCTACTAAAGTAAATAATCTAGCTAGTAAAGATTCGGTCTCATAACTAAACCAAAAATGATAAGCAATCTTGTCTTTATCTTTTTCTTTATATATGTCGTAACCCTCTAATTTTTCAAAGTAGGTGTACATATAACCATAATTAATACTTATTGCGGCTAACTTGTAATTAAACTCGTTTTTCCAATGATCAACGCTATATTTACCATTAACCATTTCTAATAAATCATACTTATTCTGAGTTTCTTCAAAACCTAAATTATAGATGTTATCTCCTAGAACTCTACCTAACCTGTCCCAATCATCTATACTTAACAAAATTTGATATTCATTTAGATTAACCATATATTTCCCCTCCCATGCTTAATTATATTAAACGACTAACAGGAGGTATATTACATAATTGATAATACTAATAATATTTTCACTTACTTATAAGATATAACTAAATTAAAAATATAATACGCAAATGCTAAAAAGATAAGTGAAGCCATTGTTCCTGCAATTTTATTAGGCACTCTTAAAGCTTTAAATAAAACGATTAATATTATTACGGTGACTACAAACAGCCCAAATATTATTCCCGCTTGCATTGCCAATCCGTTAATTTCTCCGTTATCAAAATTCTTATCTATTATTTTCATATCACACCTCTAGACTCACTATAAGTGAATCGAAGAAACGTGTATATTACATATTTGATAATCATAATAAAAAAGACTACCGCTAGTAATCGATAGCCTTATAAGGGGTTTTTCAATTCATGTTGAGACTCACATCTCATATAAACGAACAATACAGCCGAGCCTATAATACCTAGCATAGGAGCTTGTATTTAATTATTAGATGCCCCGCATTATTCGCTTATATGAAACGGTACTTAAAAAAGTACAGACCCCAATGTGGCTGAAAGCCAATTGTTTATTCCTCTTTAGCATGATATAACCAACGGAATTAATCTTCTTGGGTTGGTTGGTTGGTTTTGTTTATAACCTTTTTGGGTAATGTTTCGAGAGAGGTGGGAAAACATTGCTCCCCCCTATAATCCCCCCTCATATATACAAAAATCGTACGGCAACGTACGGCATAAAATCTATGCAACAGCTTCTGAAACTTTTTTCTTAGCACGTTCAATATATGATTGCACTGTGCTTTTACCAACTTTTAATTCTTCTGATATTTTTTTATAACTTTTCCCTTCAACAACATGCATGATGTAGCAAATTCTCTCTTTATGACTCCAAGAAGCGAATATTTTAGCCAGCCGTTTCTTTTCATCTTGCGACATATATAAATGCTTTGAATTTATATCATAAAGCTGGTCCGTAATATCAGGAATCACATCGATAGATTCAAAGAACTGCTTTTGGTAAATAGATCTTTTATCTGCCCCGCGATATGAGTCTGGATTACGTCCTGTTTCCATCCAATCTATTGCGAATGTCATGCTATCAATCATGCTATTAATTTGTGTTTCATCTTCAAAATTATCTATATCTATTTTTGCTTTCATCTGGTGTAATGCTGCGCGGTTCTCTTTATATTCTTGCAGCAAGTTATCTGCCCAGTTTTCCATTGCTACTCCCCCTTATTAAAGCAACAAAAAAGGGACGTCAAACAAACACCATAAAAAGTGTTCATTCAACGTCCCCGGTATTTTCCGTAAAGACCTTTATATTCAATATTTACTTAATTATACCACAGACTGACCAAGTGAGCGTATCTTTTCCCGCTTTTCAGCTTCAAAAACTTTACCATTTTGGAACTTGATATTTATCTCGCCATATTGGATTGGATTAACCTTTGTTAGAGCACCATCTGAAACGAAATATACTCCTGTTTCATTTAAGTCAATTTCTGCAATCATGTCTGTTTGAATTTTTTTGACCATATTATGCCTCCACTCTAATCTTGTCGCTTGGCTCTTCCCATGGAATGGTACCTTGCATATGACCGGACCGCGGCTCTATTTTACCTCTTAGGAAACGATCCATTGCGAGTAATTCCATTTCAATTGCTGTCTTTCTCAGCACATATGCTATTTCATCTATTGAGTGGCCACTGCGCCACATAAAATCAAACCTTGGTATATCGTCAACATGCATATCTAAATTAACGCCAGTAGCATCTTCATCAAACATGAAATATGCCTTGGACACTTTCTTTTTAATTGGATGCAAATTTCATCCCTCCAAAGTGAATCTTTTAAGAGTTTCACGCGTATATTCTACTAACATATTGATAATAATGGAGATAGACGGTCCGTCAACCGTCTAATTACCTCCCCATACACTTGCACGTTTGAATTTTATTTCAAGCGTGTTTTCTTTTTGCTTCTTTAACTTTTCTTCGCTGCTTTCGAGCCTTTTTTAAATCCTCTAGCTCAATCCAACCGCCATCAATTTTTGAAAAAGTTAGTACCCTTAATTTCAAATGAGAGTACCGATATTCAAATAACTTTCGCTTTACAGCAAACGTCTCTGTCACCATACCTTTTACGTCTATAACTTCTATGTGGCCATCTTGATAATGCACTTCAAAATCTGCTAGGTAAGTAATCGGTAGAAATTTCTTACCATCTTTCCGGAAACCTTCAAGCAATGTGTATTTCTTTTGAGTTAGTATTTCGCTTACAATGCCCTCTGTTTGAAGTTGTTTAAGATAGGTATAGTATTTACCCTCCATAGCTGAATCGAAGGTAATATCGTCAATTACGACGGTTTTATTACCGTATTTATTCTTAGTTGCCATCTCCCACTATCCTTTCATATTCCTCTATCAATCTGCCATCGCAAAAGTTGGCGTATACCTCGTATGGATAAGTACCAAATACAGCAAGCGTGTTTAGCATACCTTCGCGTTCTTCCTGTTCTAGTTGTAACTCAACCAATTAGATCCTCCTCGTCCATGAAAATCTCTACAAGCTCCATTCTGTTTCTTACATTCTTCGATTTTTTCATGCTTCTTTCATAAACTGGGTACGTCATGCGTTTTAAGTGATATAACGGTACGCCAGTTTTTTCTTCAATTTCTCGCAAGGTGCCGTCGCAAATGTTGGTATCTCCTTTATACAAAGCAAAGATTCGTTGAGATTTCTTCCTCATTCCGACTCCCCCTTTTAATATCCTGTCGCTTGGCGTTCGAAGTTGATTTTGTTTTTGGAATAATAGGCTTGTTCGACCTGTTTGTCAGTTAACCCTAATTTCACCCCTAAAATAATGAATTCAGAAAACATGTAATAATACTCATCTAAACCCCTCATTTGTTCAAAATCATGAATATTGTTAAAAACGATGATAAATTGTTCTGTAACTGTAGTATTTTTTACATCTCTACTTTCTAAAATCCAATTTTTTTGTGTGTTTATCAGTTTTATAGATTGATTAGCTTCGAACTTCATTTCATTACCAATACTCAAAATGAAATGAAGGCAATCAACGTATTCTTCGAGAAGCTTATTCACAATTTTCATACCACGTAATGGTGCTGGATATGGTACAGCAACGTTAGTCCTCGGCTCCTGGTCATTACTCCAAAACTTAAACCCTCGCCACTCATTCGCACACTCTCCAAGTTCAACGAGCAAAGCCAAAATCTTTTTACTTAACCGATCTTCACCCGGCTGTACTGGATGGCGTTTTAAAATATCTGCATCAAGCACTGCTTGCATTTCAAATAATTTTTGTAAGTTCATATTGTCCTCCTTGTACTTTTTAATTGAATTGTGCGTTAATTAATTTCTTTAGTTTTCTCAATAGATTCACAAATTGCTATTACTGCTATTGCAACCCACATTGGTATAAAGTTTATCTGTTCACTTTTTACATTATAAAAATACATAAGCATTAGACTTAACGAATTACCAATAACAAATATCCATAATAATTTTTTTGCCAATTAATAGCCCTCCTTACTTCACAGTTTTCTTCAAGCAATCATCAAAACGGCAGATCTTCCTCTTGCACCTGATAATTGTTCGGCACATTATTTGTAAATGGATCTTCATCCACTCTGGTATAGTTCTGCTGTTGATTATTCGCCCCATATTGCCCCTGTGTTGTGTTTGGTTGAGGTGCTTGATAATTTGTATTACTTTGAGTATTAGCGCCTTCCTGCGAGCTTCTTGGTTCTAAAAACTGAACGCTCTCAGCTACTACATCCGTTGTATAGACTCGCTTCCCATCCTGCCCTTCATAGCTGCCTGTTTGGATTCTGCCTACGATTCCACATAAGGAACCTTTCTTTAAATAGTTAGATGCATTCTCGGCCTGTTTCCGCCAAACCTGTATGTTGATGAAATCCGCTTGCGGTTCATTCTGCTGATTTTTAAATGGACGATTAACTGCTAATCTGAACTTTGCAGAAGCCACTCCATTTGGTGTGTACCGTAGCTCTATATCGTTTGCTAATCTTCCTACTAGCGTTACGTTGTTTATCATTTACCTTTAACCTCCATCGCCATTTTTATAGCAAGACACATCTCTGCAACGGTAATAGTCACAATCATTAATTCAAATACTGACAATGCCCTTACCTCGCTTTCCAATTTCAAAATCTTGCGAACTTTTATAGCCTTTTACTTCATAAACACAATCTAATGCGCCATTGAATATCTTGTCTCTTGAACACAGTATTCTGGTAAATTTGCTCTTACTAAAGCTTCAGCAAATGGTGGAGGTACTGCATTACCACAACGTGCAACTTGAGCTGTCTTAGGATAAGTTTTTCCTTCAAAATCTCTGTCAATTACATAATCTTTAGGAAACCCTTGAGCTGCAAATAGTTCGTGAGGTTGAAGCATTCTCATACCGATATCAACAATTTTGTAATCTTGTCCATGAATTGTTACTAATCCAAATCGATCTCTGGTAGTAATGGTATGCAACGGCTCATCTATCTGTTGACCAGTGTCGGACCCATAATATTTAGTTAAAAATGCATTTACTAAACCAAATCGATTTGCAGTTGGAATTGTCGCAATAGGCTCTTTTAATGTCTGTCCCCGTACACCGTTTTTAGTTGTTTCAGTATAGTAAGTGGCCAAAAATGGAGTTACTATCGCATGATGTCCTCCAGTAGTTATTGTCTTGATTGGTTCGTCTAATTTACTTCCAGTATGACCTGTTGTATTTACTAGAAGTGTAGGCGTTACTAAACAATGCTCCGCTTTTGTTGTAATAGTAGTTAATGGTTTATTAATTTGATATTGGAGTCTATCTCCGCCAAATCCAGTTTGACCAATACGAACTATAAAAGGTGAAGGATTATTGACTACAAATCTTTCTATACCACGTGCAATTCTTCTCATCGTATTTTCTGCTAGTGGCCTTTTCCTATCAAAAATTGACGGCGTTCCAATCGACCAATCAATAATCTCGCTTGCTGTTCTCCATGGCTTTAATTTACCTGCCTGCACTTCTAAGCTAACTGGATCTCCATGGGTTGGCTTTGGCCACACTATTGGACATCCGTCACAACGGGCAATCATAAAAAATCTTTTTCGAATAGTTGGCGCTCCATAATCGCATGCTCTTAATTCTTTAAACTCTACTTGGTATCCTAGTGATTCTAAAGCTTTAACAAATGATTCAAATGTCTTTCCTTTTTTATTTGCATCTGGATAACCATCTTTGGTTAAAGGTCCCCAAGTCTTAAACTCTTCTACATTCTCTAACATTATGACTCTAGGTTTTACTGCAATAGCCCACCTGACTGCAATCCACGCAAGCCCTCTTATTTTTTTCTCAACTGGCTTGCCACCTTTTGCCTTACTGAAATGTTTACAATCTGGTGAAAACCATGCGAGCCCTACTTTTCTACCTTTGACGGCTTTTATTGGGTCTACATCCCAAACAGATTCACAATAATGCTCTGTGTCCGGGTGATTAACTTTATGCATTTTTATAGCTGCTGGATCATGATTAATTGCAATATCTACTGATAGACCTGTTGCCATCTCTATTCCGGTACTTGCACCGCCACCTCCAGCAAAATTATCGACTATGATTTCTCTAAATAAGTCGAGTTGTTTCATCACGCTACCCCCTTAACCTTGCTTTCACCAGCTAGAAAATTCACTGCATATTCAAGAGAACCATCACGATCTAGCCCTGTGATTTGCATTAACTGCGCTGTGTATTTTTCCAAGCTGTCGCCGAATGTCTTATCACCGAACTTTTCATACTGACAATAAGCGATAACAATCTGATCAATAATGTATTTGATGTTGTTTGTTGGTTTCATTAGTTTGCCTCCCTCATCTTCAATAACCTGTGGTTCAATTTAATATCCTGCTTAATCGTCACTGTATAGTCGCTACACATTTCAAAAATTCTTGTGCAAAGTGCTTCGTCAATGTCCAACATGTCATCAAACGATAATTCGCTCGAAATAAGTAATGGCTTGTTATTGAGATAACGATAATTAATGACTTCAAACATTTTTTCAACTTGCCATGCTGTAGCCCTCGGCTCTTTGATTCTTACGCCATTTACAACCTTGGTAACGGGCTTGAACAGATCATCGATAAATAAGACATCAACTTCTTTCAAGCGCTGTATTTTAGTTGCTAGTTGATCAAAATCACTTCTTAAATCCTCCGTACCTTCGATGTAAGGGAAATAAAGGACCGGCACTAATAATTTCGTAATCATCCCATTAGCAATTGCTGATAAGAGATGTGTTTTTCCGGCTCCTGGTTGCCCAATCAATGCAATACTGTTGCAACGTGTATTTTTAATGCCGTTAAATGCTTGGCAATATTGAAAGGCTGTGTCGTACATCTTTTTAATGACCTCTTGATAACCCTCTGTACGAAAGTTACCGAAAGTCATTTTCTGAAATTCATCTGTTATTTCTGATGTCTTCAGCAATTTATTAATCTTCTTTTGCTTCACGCATGAACATTCCACCCAGACTTCTTCTTTGCGAATGTACTGGCCGTTACCGAACACATCTGCTTCTCGCCATTCAATAACGCCGCCTTGATCTTTGCATTTATCACAGCTGTAATTAATCGCTGCAGTAGTCTCCGAAGATTCTTGGACGGTCATCCTTGCTTGAAGTGCTTGCATGACTTCCTCGATTGTTCTGGTCATTCTGTTCACCTCGTTTGTTAGATTCATAGATTTCAGCTTGTTGTCGAGTAGTTACTAGGTTCTTTTGCCAACCGTTTAATATCGATGTGGCATACCTGATTGGATTAGTAACTTTCGGATTTAAAGCTGTGATTTCAAAAGCATATAAAACTAATTCTGTTTCGAAATCATCAACCAACCCGCCAAGCATTTCTCCAATGATTGGGCTTACTAGAGAAAAATTGCTTTCATAAAAGTCTTTCACCTTAACAAAATTCATGTCTGGACGGTTGTTAGGTTGATACTTATTAGTATTGTTATTATTAAGATTGTTAATATTAAGACTGTTAATATTAGTACGGTCATTTTGTACGGATACGTTTTGTACGGGTACGCTTTGTACGCTTACGTTTTGTACCGGTACAAATTGACCTGATACGGTGCCGGGAATCATTTGTACTATCTCGTAATAATTTTTCGAGAATCCATTATCTGTTCTCTCACGACGTATTCTTATGAAGCCTTTTTCTAGTAAAGATTGTCTGTGTCGTCTGTAGCGTTTTTCTGAAATTCCTAATTCTGCACAAATCAATTCAACACTCGGAAAAGCTTCACAATTGTTCCCAGCAAATGCTGCTAAATATCCGTAAATTGCTTTTGCTTCTATACTTAAATCTTTATCACGAGTAATCATCTGAGGCATTAATCCGTATCCTTTTGAAAGCAGTCCTTCGTATACAACTCCATTGATGTTTTCTGCCACTTTCAGCACCTCCTACGGTATATAAATCATTTTCCCTGTTAGTTTTGCGACTTCATTTCTGATAAGCTGTTCATCACTGTTGTTATCCGATAAATGGAGCAACCATATTTCCTGTACTTTTGATAGATCATTAGCCTTTAGAAATTCGAGTACGTTTTCCAAGCTAAAATGTGACTTCATGACTCGCCTCTTCAAAAACACTGGCACTCTACCATTCTCAACATTTGCATCCAGGATTGATTGGCAGTAGTTGCACTCAATCATGAGATGTGTGAGACCTGGGAACTTATATTTGATGTAATAAGTGTCAGTGGCAAAGAGCAGCTTCTCTCCTTCTTGGTTTTGCAATAAAAAACCAAATGGTTCGTTTACATCGTGAGATACGTCAAACGGTAGTATGGTCCATGTGCCAACCTCAAAAGGTTCTTTGTTTTTGACGACCTTAATTCGATGGTGAGCAACCCCCATGCCGTCTTTTGTGCCTTCTGATGTATAAATAGTTATGCCTGCTTTTAAAACGCTCTGTAGCCCCTTGCAATGGTCCATATGCTCATGGGATATTAAGCAACCTTCAATATCATCTGTTTGGTAGTTCATTGCTTTTTGAATATTTTTGAATGGTATGCCGCATTCAAGGAGTAACTTGGTAACGCCGTCTGTTACGACGTATGCGTTACCCTTACTACCTGTAGCTATTGTTTTAATTTCAATCATTAGAATCATCAACTAAGAGCTGAGGAGCTTTAGGCATAATATTATTAGCAAATAGTACCTCTTCTCCGAGTTTAAAAATGTAAATGCAATCTCGATCTTCGCCATATCTCAACGCAATATGCGTTCCACTTTCATTCCGATATGTTTCTTGACGTAGGTTCTCTTGAAACGCTTTCTTAGATTCCTCCAGGAAGTCTAAGTCTTGTTGGTAAATGTCGCCCATTTCAATTCCTCCCCCTATTAGAAGCCTGGTCCATCAGCTAGATTTTCTGTTTCTTCTACTGACGAATCCGTTTCAGTGTATTCAGCATCAATTGGTTGCTGCTTAGGTTCGGGGTGGACCTTTGTTGCCGGAATATCAAGAATTTCCTGGTTAGCATTTTGTTTAATTTCTTGCTGTACCTCTTGTTCAGGAGATACATCTTTTCTGTTTAAATCCGCATCATCTTCTGTATACATAGCGCCAAGGTTTTCAGGAAACGCTTCTCTCAAACCATTTACTACAGCCGATTTCCGAATCATATTAAGTGGCATCTGCTTCCAAGTAGCTTGTCCTTTACCAAACTCTTCAAGGCTAATTTTCGATACAACTGGCATCTTACGGTCTTTACGGTAAACTGTGCACCACCCGCCAATTAAGATGTCATTTTTAAGCTTTACAGCACCTTCGACTTCTACCAATTCGCCGTCACGTTCGACAATGATACCTGCTTGGAAACCGTCAAATTGAGGATGTGATTCAGCACGTTTCATGAAAGCCTCTTTTGACACGATGATTTGAGAGGGCTGGGATCCAAACTTAATTAAGTAAGCTTCGTTTAAGAATGGGTTTAGCTTTTGGAACTTACATAAATTGATGAACATGACTACTTCTTGCTCCGATACCGCTCCGTTGCCTCGTACTAGATATTCACGAACCGTGTTGCCGGATAATTTAACCGGCTCCCCATTCACTTCAAATTCCACTGCTTTGGTCATTAATTGATTTTCTGACATATTAGATTTCCTCCTTTGATTGTTTATCCCATTGTGAACGAGGTAATTCGATGATTATTTGAATAGTATCTTTATCTTTTACACTTACCTCCGTAACACCAGCATCTATTTCGTTTAATACGTTTTCTAATTTTTTGTTTGGTAAAATAAAGCTCATATTATATAGCCTCCTTATATTCGATTTCTGGAATTTCTACTCGTAACTGCTTGTCCTTCTCTGAAACTACTAAGCTAATTAGTTGTGATTCACTATCAATAAGCTTTGTTACAGCCTCCGCGTTATCTACAAATATCGGTGCTCTCATACCGTAGTGCTCACTCAATGTATTAATAATGTCGATTCCTACATTGATACGTGCAGCATTGTTTAGACCGCTAGAGTATGGAACTCCTTCGAATAGCGTTTCGCAACATTCAACCAGACCGCCATCGACTTGCTCTTTGAATAATTTAAAGCGAGCATATTTGAACTTGTTGTTGATCTTGCTTTCTAACAAACGCACTTTTTCACGGATAAATTCTTCTGTAAGGAATAGATGCTGCTCTAGTTTTTGGAACTCACGTGCTAATAAGCTTTCACGTTCTTCAAGCTGCTTGATACGACCTTGAATCGCCGTAATATTAGCATGCTGTGATAGCTGTACTTCGATTTCTTGTTTCTTCGCTTGCAATATACCAATTTCTTTTTGAACATCTTGTACAGCCTGTGAAGCGTGTTCTTTAAGCTGTGTAATTTCAACTTGCAAAGATTGCTTTTGTTGCAAGAACGCTTGGTATTTTTCATCCTGTGTTACGTCTGGCACTTTGCCCTCTGCAGCTTGTAGTTTTGTTTCGTATTTTTTAAGATCTTCTTGTTTTCGTTCAATGTTAATGTTTAATGTAAAAATTTCTTCGTTTTTATCTATCATGTCAGTTTTGATTTTTTCAGTAGCTTCCATAAGTTCTTGTTTACGTTGAGCCAGTTGCTTCCCTTCTTCTGTTGCCTTCGCTAAACGTTCAGACTTACCTAAATTAAAGGCTTCTAGTGCTGTTTGTCGTGCTGCTTCAACTTGTTCAGCGGGAAGATCCTGTTTACAAGTCGGGCATGTGCAATTGTCCTCGTAATGGAATTGCTCGGCATTGATAAAATTCCACTGATCTCGTAACTGCTGCAACTGAACATCCATATTTGCGATTGCTTGTTTATTTTGTTCAGCAGTACGGTTCATCAATGAGATTTCGTATTCCACTTGCTGTACTGGTTTTTGCATAATAGCTAGGTTTCCACGCTCTTCTTGTACTCTTGCACTAAGCTTGAAGACTTCTTCTTTAGCGTTGTATTCAAAATCTCGCTTGTAACTAGCCATTTCATTTTCTAGGTTCATCAATTGCTTTTCTTTTTCAGCTACTGCTTTACCGTTGTTTATGTTGAAGATGATTTGTTTTTGTCCGTCGATTTCTTGTTCAATAGTAAGTAATTGTAATTTCAAGGCCTCTACGTTGATACTTAACTCTGGCATCATATTTTGGTTTTCCTTGATTTGTACTGGAATCATTTCAAGCTCTTCATTGATTGCTTTACGTCTACTACCAATAACCTTCTTGTACTCTTCAACTGTCTTGTTTTGTAGGATAGTTGGTAGTTCTTTGAGTTGAGGATTTGCATTAATGACATCCTGGTCTGTAATATCCCCGACGATTTCAAGTAATGTTTTCCTGCGATCTTGCCATTTCAACTGTTCATTGAAGTAACTTGGATTTGTAAGAAGCTTGAATAATTCCTCTTGGATGATTGCACTTACTTTTGCTTCGTATTCTTTCTTTTTCACTGGTACATCATCGATAAAGTAATCCGTAGTATGGCCTGTAAAATCCTTTGTTGGGCTATTGCGTCGCTTTGTATACTTTTCTTTGTACACTTTCCGTAAAACGACTGGGAATCCATCGACTAGCAATGTTGCTGTGACAGCATGATCTTTGTTATGAACCTCTTGGCCGTCTACCAATGTTTTAATCTGAAAATCCTTTTTGTTCTGGCTGTCTTTATCAAAGAGCAACCATGTAAATGCATCGAACACTGTTGTTTTACCTGTGGCGTTATCTCCTAAGACCTTGGCATCTTGCCCTTTTGGAGCGATTGAAAATGTTTCTACTCCCTTGAAATTCATCATTTCCAAGCTTTGAAATTTAACTGTTTGCATGTAAATTGCCTCCTCATTTGATTTGTTTGGGGCTATGTACTAAAATGATTGAAATAGCTTTTATACCTAACCCCAATCCACTGTTCCAGCAGTGGATTTTTTGATGCCCTTAACTCGCATCATGAAACACATGAGTTGATAAACAAATTGGAGGCTTTTTCACCTCTTTATATAGATTTTGTCTCATGTGCTTCATGACAGGAGCTATCCTGTCGTGTTATAATAAATAAACAAAAGATTTATCACGTGTAGCTGGTTAACTTGTCCGAGTTAGCCGGCTATTTTTCATTTTCATGCCTGTAGGAATGAATCATAGTTGTAAGAATGATTGTAAGAATTACGGCTACACCTACGATGACTAAAATATCTAAGCGATCATACATGTCTCGCCACCACCTTTGATCTGATTCCTCGTTGATTCATTGTTTTTGCTACTTTGACTAACCTGTCATGCTCCCTTTTTGTATGTCTCATTTTGCAGAGTTCTTTCAAAGACTTGTCGATATCATCCATACATATCTGAGCCATTGCATAATTCCCGCGTTCGATATGTATCGCCAGTTGTTTTTGCAACGTGTCGATGCAATCATGCTCTTTCTTTGCTTTCTCCAAGTCTCTAGGTCTAAATTTCAATTCGTTCATTGCAACCATCCTCTCGCTTTCCATCTTGGAGTATTTTCTTTAATCTGCTTCTTTTTAGAAATTCCGTAATCACGTTCAAACTGCATTAGCAGATTATCCGCAAATATGGTTGCTTCATGAATCTCGTTATAAATCTCTCGAATCTCTTCTTTTTCATTACTTCCTAATGTTTCAGGAGGCTTTACCAGTGTTAAATTCTTTAGAGCTTGTATCGCATCGTTCATTTCCTTGACTGCACTAACAGCCAAGGATAAACGATGCCGTTCAATGTTTTTGCCACTAAGAACTGGAGTTGTATAGCCATTACTAAACTCCCGAATAAGAGTTGAAATAAACTCTGGATTGTCATAAGTAGTTATGGCTGCTTGGGCTACATCTTTCTGCATTACACGTCTGTCATTTTTCATATGGCTAACCATTTGAGGGCTTACATTTAAGTCGAATGCCAATTGATCATTTGTTAGCTCCTCGTTTTTTTCTAATAATTTGATAGCATTGCCTACTTTTGCTGATTTCTCTATCACTGTGTTCTCCCCCTTATTTGTATTGCTAGAAATTACATATATACTAGTTAACTTGCTATGATATAGTTAATTAATGAGGAATGGTTTTGCGCCTGCCTGCGTTTTATTTTTACCATTCGTTCATAATGATGTTTTTTAAAACTTTAGAGCTTTCTTCGTATGGCCAAATTCGTTTGCCTTTACCTTTTCTTCGTTCCAGAGCTTTCATTCGCGGATCACAAAGAAGATTTTCTTCAAGGAACGTTTTCCCATAAGGCGTTAGCTCTGTCATGTCATCGATGTCCCAGAATAATATTTGCTTTCTTGTATATTCATGGATGACTTGATTACATTTTTCTTTAATCCATTGTTCGTCAACTGAAATTGCAACTGGCACTGTGTTCATGGTTTAACCTCCTAACGATTCATTGAACTTCTTTATATTGGCGTTCAATCATTGGAACAATTCCATGACGCTTTAATAATTCGTAGATGAACAATCGCCCCTTTTGAGTCCATTTTGTATGTGGTTTAGAGTTTTCTGAATCAATTGCATGCATATACGTTTGTGTGTAGCCTTTATCTTGATATTTTGCGTACAGTAACCAAATCTGACCTTGTTTATACTGAACGCCTAATTCATGGAGCTTCCTATTTAATGTAGGAGCACCCATTCCGTAATCTTTAGCAATGTGACTTACAGAAATTAAAGATTTATTTTGCAAAATTAAATCATAGTAACTAGCTTTAGGTTTTAGTTCGTTTACCTGTTGTTCTAGCACTAGATTAGTAGTGAGTAATTTCTCATTGGCTTCAACCTGATCTAACAATTGAATTAGTGCTTCTTTGTAGGTAGTTGGCATTTTTGGTTGTTGTTGCTGTTGAATATACTCTTTCATTCTTTTGAATTCTTGAATGAATTTAACTTTCATTTGAACAGCTTCCCTTGTGTTGTAACTCATTGCTACTAAAGCAAAAGCTTCTTCTGTTAAGTTGAATTTCGGGTATATCTTTCCTCTTGTCTGATAATTTGATGGCTCAAAATTGAGCTGTGAAAATTCTTTGCCGGCATATTCAATTTGTGTTTGGATATCTCTTAAAACATTTTTGTGTTCCTTATTGAACATTTCAGCAATTGTGAGACTATCTGTGATTGCTCTACTTTTTTCAACAAAAACTAATTGGTTCATTTGATCACTCTCCTTTTTCTTTTGCACCCACCAATAAAGAATTAATGTCTTGGCGATTGGCTATTGCTGCCGCTCGAATCCTTACTTGGATTGTCTTGGCGAAGCTCCGCTCAATTAATTACTTATTGGTAGGTGCAAAGTGCGCTTAATTTTTTATGCCGTTTGAAAATGTTTCGTTTCGTTACATTTAGATTCAAAAAAAATTGTCCAATCGAAACCTAATACTTCAGAAATATCTTTAGCTACCTTAACACTAGGTGTTCTTTTTCCTTGTTCAATCATAGTGTAATATGAACGTTCTATATTCGCTTTTTCAGCAACGTCATGTTGTGTCATTCCTTTTTCCAAACGATTTGATTTAAGCCATTTTCTAGAATTCATTTTTTCACTTCCTTTCAGAAACATCTTGTAACGTTTCGTTACATTCATAATAGTATCATTTCGTTACATTGTCAACACATAAAATAAAAAAAGTTTCAATTTGTTACATAAATAGAAAAGTAACATATTGTTACGTTAGAATATACAAAGAAGGAGGGGTAGCCTTGTTAGGTTCTCGCTTAATATTTCTACGTAAAGAAAGAAAAAAGACACAAGAGGATATAGCTAAAATTATTGGGGTTACTCGACCTGCTTATACAGCTTATGAAACAGGTAAAAGAAATCCTGATTATGATACGCTTGAAAAAATTGCCGACTATTATGATGTTTCAATAGACTATTTATTAGGACGTACAGAAGTAAGAAATCCTCGAATGTTTGAAAGTGCTGGGATATCGAACGATGAATATAAAAATTTATCACCCTATCAAAAAGAAGTAGTTGATTTCTTTTTAACTCGTGAGGATTTATTTTTCCATGATCGTCCAGAGAAAATGTTAGATGCGTTAGAACAATTTGAAGTTTTTTATGAAGTTTTGAAAAAACAAGAAGAGAAGAAACAAGATAAAAAATAATTTTAAGAGAAGAGATATATAAATGTCTCTTTTTTTATAAAATACCTATAGGATAAAGTGATTATTAAATTTACAAATTAAACAATTATCTAGATAGTTGAGTATTTAGTTGATTAGTTCACCCTATCTTTGACTACTCAGGAGGATTTAATATGAAGAAAGCATTTAAGATTTTAGGTTCTATCGTTATTTTATTTATCATTATTATCACTTTGTTTATTGTGTTTTCTGATGAAAAGCGTCCAAATGAGTCTTCTGGGACGATTACAAAGAAACAATTTGTAAGTTTAAAAGAAGGTATGAGTAAGAAAAGTATTGAAGAAAAGCTAGGTAGTCCCGCATCTAAGGAGGATGATATTAATCAATGGGATTACAATATTATTGAAGGTTCTACAGTTATCGATAAAACTGTTACCTTAGATTTTGATCCTGATGATAAACTTAGCTTAAAGTTGGATAGTAATTATTTTCAAACAGAAAAAGACACTCCAAAAGATGATAATGTTAGTGAAGAGCTATCCGAAGATGAACCTATGCCTTCAAGACAAGAAGTATTAGAAGATGAAATTAACACTTTCATTGATGACAACTTTAAAAGCGGTACTGAATTAACAGAATTAGAATTGAATGATCATATGGGTACCAAAAAAGATGGAGACTACATAGCATTGGTGTACATAAAATTGGATAAAGTACTCACTGCTAAAAGAGGATTCAATTGGACTGAGAAGTATACGAACTATTTAGCTGCTGAACTAGCAACAAAAGACAAGGATATTACTGAATTAGTATTATTTTGGTCAATGCCGCAATTTGCAGATGATGATTACAACGTTGCAAAGTATACTCTGAAGAGAAATGGGAAAGAATTTTATTTTGAGAGCAAATGGCAAGATAATAGAATATTAGATAAGTAATTGTGAAAACCCACTTCTAAAAAGTGGGTTTTTATTATATGATTAAAGGGAACAAACGTTCCTAAAGGGGTGGTCATCATGAAATACTATAATCACTTGGAGGATTACATACATCAGCTTTACTTAAACATTGACATAACATCGCCAGAACAGCTCAATATCAACCATATTGCGACCAAACTAAAAATCTTTGTATTTTTGGGTGCACATAAATCGATGTGTTATAGAAACATGATCTATATAGACAGTCGATTATCAAAGGAAGAACAATGGCAACAGTTTGCTCATGAACTTTGCCATGTACTTTGGCACAGTGGTAATCAATTGGGAATCTATCCCCCTTTTCGTGAATATCAGGAGTGGAAGGCTAATAGCTTTGCCTCTCACTTTTGTGTACCCACCTTTATGTTGGAACAACTTAACCTTCCAGCTGAGTATAATCAAGCACTATTCTTAATACAAACCATATTTAACGTTGAAGAAAATTTTGCAAAAAAAAGACTTAATCAGCACTATATGAAATTTAAATGTATCGTTTGATTGATTCCTATATACGTCTAAATGTGTTGAGATTATTGAAGGGAGTGATGCAGTTCCCATTCCTTTGCGCCTGCCTGCATAGAGGAAGATGATAAATGAAAATGAACAAGTGTAAAAAGGATAAAGAACTTTTTTGGTATGAAGACAATAACAAGATAAAACATTACGCTTATCGTCATCGTTATTATGACGCGCTTGGCAAACGCAGAGAAAAGAGTCAACAAGGCTTTGGAAGTGAAAATGCAGCTTATCGAAAACTATTAGAAGTTCGTGCTGCAGTTTTAGATGGCGCAGATAAAATGGTTGAAAATGAGAATATGACCGTGGCCACTTGGTCTGAAATTTGGTATGAGACCAACAAAGACACATGGAAAATATCAACTCGTAATCAACGAAAATCAGCCATTGAATCCCAAGTCAAACCACTTATTGGTCATCATAAGCTATCGAAACTTGATAGAGCGACCTATAAGCGCGAATACCTGGACAAGCTAATAAATAGCGGCGACTATGAAATGAGTACAGTACGCTTATTTCATAACATCTTTAAAATTTGTGTGAATGCTGCTGTTGAAAATGAACTGATCCCTCGCAATCGTTTTACAAAGTTCAATTTAAAAGTGCAATCAGACAATGACATTGTAGGCGAAAATTTTTATACAGAACAAGAATTACGTCAATTCCTTGCATGTTGTAAAGATCAAGAAAATGAAACCGTATATACTATTTGTTCTTTATTAGCTGCAACCGGCATGCGAAAAGGCGAAGCTTATGGCTTAACCTGGGGTGACATTAATTTTGAAGAAAAGATAATATCGATTAATAGTACCCGAGATAAACTAGGGAATCGCGAAACAAAAACTGAAAATAGTGTGCGTTCCCTCCTATTAAATAGTTCCCTTGTCCAACTCTTAAAAAAATATCGAATGTGGTGTGCTCGTTTAAAGCTTTTTTATGGTGAATCATTAAATGATGATAGCTATGTTTTTATTTCTCAACAGACTGGTCAAAAAATAACCGATAATTTTGTCGGCTTTGCTATTGATCGTGTTTGTAAAAGAAATAATTTAAAACGAATTACTCCACATGGTTTCAGACATACTGTTGCTACTATCTTAATTAATAATGGTGTTCCAGTAACAACCATAGCAAAAATTCTAGGAAATACCCCGGCGATGGTTTTATCTGTCTATAGCCATTCGTTTGAAGAAAATGAAAAACGAGCTTCAATGGTTTTGGATAAAATCGTGAATTTTGATTAA